AAGCGCAAGGGTAAATACACCCATGAGCAGATTAATACCAAGTTAGATACCTATGCCATTTCGTTGCGTGAGTTTTATTTAAGCCTAAGACGTGCAGGATTTCCAGTAGATCAAGCTCTAGGGATGTGCGATAAAAACGTATTCCCAGACTGGCTAACACCATCTAGTCCAGACTTTGATCCAGTTAATCCAGACCATGACCCCTACGAAGACGAGGACTAATTAAGCGCATAGCGTTTGTATCAGATCTGCAAGTTCCTTTTTTTAATGAATCAAGTGTCAAATCAGTAGGCCGTTTTTTAGCCAAGTGGCGGCCTCATAGAACTATCTGCATCGGTGATGAAATTGATCTACCACAGCTAGGCGGTTTTAATGCTGGCACTATTGATGAGATGGTCGGCAACATAAATGACGATAGAAAACAAACACAAGAAGTATTAAGTTACTTAGGGGTAACAGATGTACTGGGGAGTAACCATGGAATCAGACTCTACCGATCAATTAAAAAAAGACTCCCATCATTTCTCAACCTACCCGAAATGCAGTATGAGCGTTTTATGGGATATGACAAGCTCCAAATTAAATTCCACCCCTTTGGGCTCGATTGGGCACCAGGCTGGACAGCCGTTCATGGTGACGCTTTCCCTCTTAGCCAAGTACCTGGGCAAACAGCCTTAAATGGGGCTAGAAGGCTTGGTAAGAGCGTGGTGTGTGGGCATACCCATAGATTAGGCCAGTCGGCCTTTACAGAGGCTTCTAGAGGCCAATTAGGGCGTACTGTATGGGGCGTTGAGGTTGGCAATTTAGTAGATTTGAGCAGTTCAGGCATGGCATATACAAGGGGCTATGCAAACTGGCAACAAGGCTTTGCCGTGGCCTACGTGCATGAGCGTAAAGTCCAGGTAATAACAATGCCTATAAATGCAGATGGCAGCTTCATATTTGAGGGCAAACTCTACAAATAACGTTATCAAATCGTTATCAAATATAGGCCTTAAATCATCCACAAAGTCATACACAGGTGTCACACTATTTCCATGCCACAAAGCGTGAGCATAGAAAGTAGGGCTACATGTACACAGAGCTGAAAGACTTTGGGTATCTAATTATGTGGGGAGTAGTCGTAGGGTTATTACTTACCTGGGCTATTGGCACATATATCGAAAACGTCAAAACTATACATTACTGGCGAGGCCGTAAAGATGGCTGGGATATGCATAGAAGGATGGTCGATAACGATGTCCACAACAACTGAGAAACTATTTGCAGATGCAACAGAGCTTATACACGCAAGGGGTTCACAGTACGGACACCCTTACACTCAACATAGTCGTATTGCCGAATTATGGTCTGCTTATTTTCATTTTCCGATCACAGCAAACCAAGTGGCTATGGCCATGTCACTCGTCAAGATCAGCCGCAGTGTTGAATCCCCAGAAATTTCGGATCATTACAAAGACGCAGTTGCGTATATTGCTATTGCCAAAACATGCCATGAGGCGATGCAAGACAGCGCACTAGATTGGCAGGAGTAATGGCTTTCGATTTAAGTTTATATGAACCAGTTGATGAAAGACTACATAAGTGGTGGAAGGAGTTCCCAGATGGAAGATTGGAAACAGAAGTTGTCGAGGCCTCAAACACTAGATTCATTGTTATTTGTAGGCTATTCAGAACGGAAGTCGATCTCAAGCCGTACGCTACTGGAATTGCGAGTGAGACTGTTAGTGATCGTGGCGTTAATGCGAATTTTGCTTTACCTAACTGCGAAACAAGCGCAATTGGTAGAGCGATTTCAAATGCGGGTCTCTCAGCTAAAGGTAAGCGTCCAAGCAGAGAAGAAATGGCGTCCGTAAATGAAAAACAATTTACACCTAAATATGGCAGACCAGGATCTAAGTCGGCTGCGATGGAGTATGCGTTACATCTTACTGACACACAACTTAAAGATATTGCTAACGAGCCTGTTCCTGTTGCTTGGTCTATTGGCGACAGCATTAGTCAAATTAGTGAAGTTCCTACTGTTAAGTTTACTTGTAGGCATGGTGATATGGTAAAGAAAGAAGGTATTGCCAAAGCAACTAATAAACCTTATGCAGGTTATGTATGCAGCGCACCTAAAGGCGATCAGTGTGATGCTAAGTGGGCAAAACTTACAGCTGCTGGCACATGGTTTTGGCCCGATGATGCAGAGCCAGGTAAAGGGGGTGAATAAATGGGATATGTTGAAATATTAAACGGTTCAGGCTTTACATTACGCATGGAAAACGATAAAGAAAGCCTAAACCTAAGTACCGATAGATGTGTCTCGTGTAATGATGACAGGTTATTACATGATGGACAGTATTTGGTATGTACTCAATGTCACTGTAGACAATAAGGAAGGGGATTTTATCACATGCATGCGCAATTTAAGTGTAATGGATGTAAACGTAAGACTGAGTTCTTATGGCTGGAGCAGTTAGATACGCCAGAGGGATTTAAGGCTTATCAGTGCATGGAATGTGGCTGTGTTGGTGTTAAGAATATAGCTGAGGCTTTAGATATACCAGACAGTAAAATAGATAGATGCAAAGAGTGTGGTGGTTGGCAATTCCTGGGCAGCGGTTGCCACACTTGTGCATTGATAGGGGCTAAGTAATGCCATTATATGAATACAGCTGTGCAGAGTGCGGTACTTATGGATCTACTAGCAGCTCTTACTTAGATAATCTACCTATCATGGAATGCCCTAAATGCATGACCATTATGAATCGCCTTTACTCAGCACCAGGCATTGTGTTCAAGGGTAGAGGCTGGGGTTCTAAGCCATGAGTGAGGCTGGTTACGATGAGACTTGGATTGACACAGATGATCTACGCATTGTGACTTGCCGTCTGACCTGCGGTTATGTTAATTGATTTGACAGGGCATGCTACCCTAAAGAAGCGTTCGATCTTAAATCGAAAAGCTGAGTCGCCAAAGGCAAGACTCGGAAGGCGCAGAGTTTGGGCGACCTTTATGCTAATTGCATTTATCAGTTGCTTTTTAAAAGATTATTCCGTTGCTAAAGAGACTACAAATCATTACCGTCAATGGGCATTTATACAGCTTAATGATATAGATCAGTTCTACTGCTTAGATGAGTTAAACTACAAAGAATCTAGATGGAATCCTAAAGCTAAAAATGGTAGTCATTACGGCATACCACAAGGTAGATCTAAGTATTTAGCAACTGTTGATGGTTATAGGCAAATTGATTGGCAACTCAAATATATTAAAGCACGCTATTCTAATCCTTGTAATGCATTATCTTTAATTGTTGAGTAAACGCCCCAAGCAATAAAATAACCCAGCACGCTATAAAGCACTAGCCAGGGTGCTGTTGTCTCTATCATGTAGCCCTACTTTCCATACCACAATTTGTGGCATAGCAATAGTGTGACATGTGTGTACGACTTTGTGGATTATTTAGGGCGTAGTTTGTATAACGATTAGGTAACGATGTTACCCGTAATACCGCCCTAGAGCTGTAAATGAGCCATCCTTATTGATCGGCACTAACGTGGGTGTTAGCGTCTTTCCTACGGCTTCTAGTATAGCAATACCCATCTGCCAATTTGCGCTTCCATAGCGGATATAAGAGGCTTTTTTTCTATCCATAAGATTACCTACCTCAACCCCATATAAGGGTCTGTAATGGCTTCCTATGGCTTCTGTATAGGCACTCATACCTAGTCTATGGCTATGTCCTGCTATGACCGATTTGCCCCATTTTTTAGCAAGGTTAAGGGCTGTAATACCTGCGTGCTGACTCATGCTTCCCTCATCGCCATGTGCTAATACCCAGCCAGGATGGAATTCATAAGCTGTTTTGTGATAGTCAATGCCCATAGATGCAAAGTCCATAAACTTAGGATATTGAAGCTCTGGTAAACCTATAAGACCTGGTGCTTTAAGTAGTGTGCTGTAAAGACGATCTGTATGGTTAGATCTTATTACCGATGCTTTTTTGCTGTACTCGGTAAGATCCCAAAGAATGTCTTGACAAGCTGCACGATCTTCGTTAAGAGTCTGACTATAAGCCAGAGGTGTGCCATCGGCCCACTTGCTAATTGTCTGAAAATCGATCTCATCGCCAACACATAAAACCTCATCAAACTTCTCACGTCTTGCCAGTTTAATGACGTTCTTGACTGCGTGCTCATGATGATATGGGATTTGTAAATCGGATATTACTAGCCAACGCTTAATCTTCATCCTCTTCTGGGGTAGGGATAGTTGGGATAATGCCGTCTTCGCCTACTACCCAGTCGGGCATTGATGATGGACTATCCATTAAATAAAGTGCAACGCTTTCTGTAAATCCAGCCTTACGTGCAGCTCTAAACATTTCATGCTTGGCTATATAAAACACTTCTAATTTAGTTAATGGCTCAGGTGATTTACGCACTACACGCCTATTTATTTTCTTTCGCTTACGTCTTGTATCAGCCATGTATTTATTGTCGCTTAACTATTAGAGAATACAGATCATCAACACGCTGTTCTAATCTTGTTAACTGATCCTTCATGCTAGATCCACCATTAGGACGTAATTCGTTAAGCCAGCCTTTAACTAAAAAACGTAATCCTATTAGCACGGCACTCAGCACGGCGCAACCGCCAGCGCCAAAGGCTGCCCATTCTGCCGGACTCATGCTTCATCTGCACCGAGGCCATAAGCACTATCGGATTTATCTAAAGCCCTAGCTGCCGGTCCTGCTAATGCTGCAACAATTACAGACACCGCTGGATCTAAACCTAATTCATTACTAGCTAAGAATGTCAAGAATGACACTAATACGCCACGTGCATAGGATTTAAGTATTGCCTTTTGTTTCTTACTGATCTTCATAAGTTACCCCCTAGTAGTGGTATATCAAACGGCTTGCTATCTTTATCGCCTAACTTTGTAAAGCTGATATGTATGTGCTTTGTGTGCTTGTTAAAACCTCTGTACTTACGCCACTTGTAATTAAGTATCTTGCTA